AATTGGCAATGGTGCTAGGGTTAGTACTGGCATCAAAAATGACTTGCCAATTTGTTCCGTTCCATTCCACAATGTCATTGGCTCCTGCAACTAAATCTATGTTGCTGTCACCTTTCCATGCAAATGCTCCGACTTCGTTGTTGGAATCGCCAATGCCTTTCAATAATAGTAATCTTTTACCATTTTGTTTCACACTGGATGGATCAAACGATGCAGGATCGATAATAAAATCAACTGATCCACTTGTTGTGATTGGACCAACAATCACAGTGTCAGTTGGAATTGTGTCTTCATCCCAATCAATTAAAAGTTGGTGTGGATTTGCTTCATTCACTGCCACAGTACCAACCACTTGAGCATCAATGCCTTGTCTATTCAAATAAATTTTGCTCAATCCATTTTTATAGTTTGGTATGGTTAACACATTGCCTGTCCACACTTCGCCGCCTATAACACCTTTAGTTATAATTTGAGCAACACTGTTCAACACATATATGTCAACATTGATACCTGTTGTGCCTTGCACAGAATCTGTATCTTTTCTTATTGCTCGTCCTTTATCATCTAACTTGATGCTGTTTTCATATCCATCTTGATATGCTTTTAATTCAGGCATTGTTTGACTTAGATCTATATTACCTGATTGTTCGTTAAAAATACTTGTAATAATATGAGTAATCACTCCTAATTTTTTTACTTTTGTTGGTGGTGATATGAATATTGGTGTTGTGAATCCCAGTGTGGCAACATCAACTTCTGATTCTGTACCCAATGGAATTGTTCTTGATGAAAAATTAATATTTGACAATTCAACAACACTTAAACTGGTCCAGTCAATATAGTTGTCTGTGGTTTGAATTTCAAGTGATGGATTAAACAACATCATTATTTGTTCCATTATTTGTAACTTTTGTTCTGTGTTTGATGTCCAAATATCTGCATTCATTGTTAATGTGTAAGGCGTTGGCATCAATCTTTCAACAGTGACATTTTTGCCTTGTGTGTTTAGATATTCATTATTGTTGGCATCATATGCTCTTTCTCTAACGTGAACTTTACTCACAAAACTAGCATCAGATAGACGTTGTCTATCCATTTCTAATCCAGTAACATATATTCCCATTCTTGGCACTGAAGGTAATTTGTTTTCTGAATTATCTCTTATGATATGTCCAACTTGTCTGCTGATATCTCCGTACATAACCGGTATAGTTTTTAATCCATCACTACCGTCTTTGTAAGAAAAATTACTCAGTAATCTAATAATCTGAGTAATGTATCTTCTAATCTGTCCGTCGTAAAAATGTTGCATTAACTATCCGCCTTTGGTTTCAGTGCTGTAGATAAACTTTGTCTTTCAGTTACTGATTCACCAGCAATCGTTGAAGTTTTAGTATTATTAACAAATGTTCCTTTTTGAGTACTTCTTGTGTCAGTGTTAGTTAGTGTCATACGCACATTGTCTTCCATTTTCACCCAACGTCCGCCATCGCTTCTAAACAATCTGTTTGGTAAAAAATCTGTGCGTAAAAAATAATCTCCTTTGTCTGACTGTGCTGGAAAACTTATGCCAAAGCCAAACTGTTCACCATTGGGTGCAATTCCATCTCCTAACAAATATCCATTGTAACCTTCTTTAGACGGAGTTTGGGTTACTCTGTCTGCTAAAGTATTTTGTGTTGTTGTGTCCAATGTTGATGTATCAGTTGTGACTAATTCTGGTTTTCCTTGACCATCTACTTGTAAAGTATAAAAATGTGCTATGTCGTATCCCGACTTGGGTGCATCTGCTTCTGCTTGTTGAATCACAGCATTATTAATTTGCATTTCTTGTTCATATGTAGACAGTACGTCTCTTAATGTTTGTCCTGTACCTGCTCCTGCATCCTTGTCTAATATCTCTTTAAATTCTTGTGAGTCGTATATCTGTTTTAATTTAACTCTGTAAAGGTGTGGATACCAAGTTTGGCTAAATCCTTCTGCCGCTCTACTGATATCTTCCACAACATAAAATCTTTTAAGTGCTACATTGAAATCATTCAGTGCATATTCGTCTTTGAGATGAGGTAATTCAAACACATCACCCGGCATAACTTTTCTGCCCAATGTTTTAACACTGCTAGTGATAGGAATTGTCATAAACAATGTGTCGTTTTGTAAGAACAATCCAAATTGACTCATGTCAAAGTCAATATCTTGCACATTGTATATGCCTCTTAAACTGTACACATCTGTGTCGTATTTTCTGTCTCTATTTTCTAGAAATAACATATCTTGTATGTTGGTTTCTTTCACAGCATCGTATCTTGGCTGGCTTGGAGTGGCATCTGCTTCGTCTGTATTCTTAGGTCCTAGGTATTTGTGTACAAAAACATCGGTACCGCCCACAGTGAACATTTCCACCACGGTGTTGTCTAAGAATGTGTAGTCATTTCCCTTTTCTGGTTTATAAAGACTTAATCTTGGCATATACATATATTTATCGGACGATAAATATGTATAAGGAAAACTGTATGAGCGATTTAACAACACAGAAACAAGAAGTATATGACTATGTTTATACCAGCCTAGGTGGCGGTATGGTAGACGTAGAATTAGACCCTAATCACTACGAAACAGCCCTAACAGATGCATTAGATAGATTCCGTCAAAGATCGGACAACTCTGTGGAAGAAAGTTACATGTTTTTGCCTCTAGTACAGGATCAAAACGATTACACACTTCCAAATGAAGTGATAGAAGTAAGACAAATCTACAGAAGATCGATAGGTTCAAGATCAGGTGGAGGCGATGGTGGTACATTGTTCGAACCATTCAACCTAGCATACACAAACACTTATCTATTAGCAAGTTCCAACATGGGCGGTGTTGCAACTTATGATATGTTTGCTCAATACCAAGAATTAGTAGGAAGAATGTTTGGTTCTTTTATAGAATTTAAATGGAACACAACAACCAAAAAATTAACGATACTTCAAAGACCAAGACAAGGCGAAGAAGTATTATTAGAGGCTTACAATTACAGACCAGATTCGGAATTGCTTAAAGATTATTTGTCAAAAAAATGGTTAAAAGATTACACACTTGCAAAATGTAAGTACATGCTGGGTGAAGCAAGAAGCAAATTCAACACAATAGCAGGTCCACAAGGTGGAACATCACTGAATGGTGATGCATTGAAAAACGAAGCCTTAGCAGAGATGGAAAGACTTGAAATAGAAGTTAAAACACAAACCAGCGGTGGTCAAGGATATTCATTCGCAATTGGTTAAGTCTTAGTTGACAATTTACTAAACATATAGTAATATACACTATATGAAACATCATCTTACTCCTTTATTTTCGGTACCGTTATATCAAACAGTTTTAGATCCCTTAGATCCTATTGAAGAATCATGGATTAAAAATTTAGAATTTCCTTCACAAAGTGTTGGGCTGTACAAAGCAGAAAACGAAGAACCAAAAAATGCAGGAATGCAAGTGTTGAATCAACCTCAATTAAAAAATCTTAGACAACAGATATTGAAAGTGATGAATCATTTTGTTAGCGATGTATTAGATATTGAACAAGAGTTTGAATTGACAACAAGTTGGGTAAACAAAAATGGAAAAGGTGATCATATTATTCAACATTCACACCCAAATGCAATGATCAGTGGAGTGTATTATGTTGAAAGTGATGACACATCTGCTCCGATCATATTTAACAAGCCTTATTTTTACACAAATCTTTTTCACGACACAGTCAAACCAACTTTTAAAAATAAAAATAATAATCAATTCAATCTAGACTATTACGGTTTAAAGCCTAAAAAAAATGATCTGTATATGTTTCCATCTTGGTTGGAACACACAGTGCCGCCGCAAGATGCAGACAAAGACAGATTAAGTCTAGCATTTAATTTCTTTGTTAAAGGCAAGGTAGGAGTAGGAACAACACAATTACAATTATGATTATAGGAATATGCGGACTGATAGGTTCAGGCAAAGATACCATCGCTGACTTTTTAGTAAAAGAAAAGAACTTTGAAAAATTATCTTTTGCTGACAAATTGAAAGACAGTGTGGCTGAAATGTTTGATTGGGACAGACAACTGTTGGACGGAAAAACAGATGAAAGTAGAGCATGGCGTGAAAAATCTGATGAATTTTGGAGCAAAGAAATGGGTAAAGATATTACTCCCAGACATGTGCTTCAAGTGTTTGGCACAGAATGTATGCGTGATGGGTTTTATAATGGTGTGTGGGTAAGTTTAGCAAAAAAGAAAGTTTTAGATAATCCAAACATCAACTGGGTAATACCCGATGTGCGTTTTGAAAATGAAGCCACAATGATTAAAGAAATTAACGGAGAAGTATGGTGGGTAAAAAGAGGACAACTGCCATTATGGTTTAAAATGTATCAGGACATTGGAAAAGAACCCAAAGATGTACATCCTTCTGAATGGGCATGGGCAAACACAAATTTTAACACAGAATTATCCAACAATGGCACCATTGCTGAACTTAAAAATCAGGTACAAGATCGCCTTGTTGCCAACGGATTCCTTCAAGGTGCAACGATCTCTGGCAGTTAGCACACACTGTTTTTAAATTATTAAACTTACAATTATTAAGATTACTGTCCACATGAAACACGTTAAATTGTTGTTTATACTTGCTGGAGTGTCCACATTTATCACACTTTGTTTTAGTTCTATATCCAGCAATATACCATTTGGGTTGATAACCGCTGGGTCCTCCATGCTTCAAACACATCTCACATTGCTTTCTATAATAAGTCTTATTGCCTTTTTTATAGTTCACAGCACAAGGTCTTTGGTTACATTTAATGCATAATGGTCTCATACGAATGTATTTACCTGCCCTTTTTAACCCCTTTTTTAATAACACTTAATACGGCTTGATTTGACACATTGTCATAAATACTAGCAATATAAAGTTTTACACTTTAATAGGAGATAAAAAGATGGCATTAGTTTCACCAGGAGTACAAGTTAGTGTAATAGACGAAAGTTTCTACACACCAGCAGAACCGGGCACAGTCCCTATGATTTTCGTTGCTTCGGCAACAGACAAAACAAGCAGTTCCGGAACAGGAATAGCACAAGGTACAACAGCCGCTAACGCAGGCAAAGTGTACTTGATAACTTCCCAAAGAGAATTAGCAGAAACATTTGGTGATCCAATATTTAAAACAGATGCCAATAATAATCCTATCAATGGTGGTGAAACAAACGAATACGGATTACAAGCGGCTTACAGTTATTTAGGTGTTGCCAACAGAGCATACGTTGTGAGAGCAGATGTTGATCTAGGTCAATTAGAAGCAACAGCAACAGCACCAGCGGCAAATCCAGAATCTGGAACTTATTGGTTTGACACAGCAGTTTCAAAATTTGGAATATTTGAATGGAATAGTGCTTCAGCATCAACAACAGGTGGACAAACTTTTAGCAACAAAATTCCTCACGTAATTACAAGTGCAACACTTTTAAATGCAGGTGTTCCAAAAACTTCATTTGGACAAGCAGGTGATTATGCAATCGTGGCAACAACAGATGCCAACGAAATGTTTTACAAAAAATACGACGGTAGTTGGGTAGGCGTAGGTTCAACAGGATGGGTTGCATCAAATCCAACTGTGTCAGGATCAACAGCAACAGTGGGTTACACAGGTGTTATTGGTTCAGGAACAACTTTCACAATCACTATCAACGGTGGTGATTCTACAATCACAACATCAGGTACAACAGCAACAGCAGTGGCTTCAGACATTACAGGTGCTGGTGTTTCAGGTTTATCAGCAAGAGCAATAGGCGGAATATTAGCAATCTATTATGATGGTTCTAATGACCAAGACATTCAACTTGCATCAGGTACATTGGATATAGCAGTAGGTTTGGGTATTGCAGTAGGAACATATTACGTTCCAAAACTAACAACTGCCCCACACACTTCTGTACCAGCATACAAAACTGGTGACGACGAATCAAGACCAACAGGTTCTTTATGGGTTAAAACAACAACACCTAACTCAGGTGCAAATTGGACAGTTAAAAAATTCAATGGTACAACAAAGTTATGGGAAGACATAACAGCACCAATTTATTCAGATGCCGAAACAGCTCTATACAATCTAGATAGAACAGGTGGTGGATTAAATCTTGCTGTAGGCAATTTATACATTGACCATTACAATGGAACAGATGCGTTAGAGCAAACAATTTTTAGAAGAGAATCTACAGGTTCAACAAAAATCACAGGTTCAACAAAAATCACAGGTACAGTAATCACAACAGGTAGCAAAACATTTACTATTGCTGAATCAGTTGTAGGACAACTAGCATTGAACTCAGCAGTAACAGTTAGTGTAACTCCAACAGGAGCGGCAAGTGATGCTGATTTAATAGCAGGTGCTATTAACGGTTCAGGATTCACAAACATTGTGGCAAGCGTTGATGCATCAAACAGAGTTTCAATTGAACACAATGATGGCGGAGAATTTGAAATTGTTGACACAAGCGGTACTTTGGGTGAAGCAGGTTTCTCAGGTTACAACTATGTTGCCAAGGCAGGTACAGCGAACTTGTACACAACAAGCACTGGATTCAGAGCAAGTAACTGGAAAATTTTAACTTACACAGCAAGTGCCACAGCAGTTACAACAACTGCGGCAGATGGTCAACTATGGTACTCATCAATTGTTGATCAAGTTGATATCATGTATCACGACGGCGACAACTGGAAAGGTTACTCAGCAGTACCAGGTTCAGATCCAGCAGGTCCACAAGTTAAATCAACTGCTCCAATTAGACAATCAGATGGAACAACACTACTGGTGGAAGGCGACTTATGGATTTCAACAGCAGACTTAGAAAATTATCCAACAATTTACAAATGGAATGCAACTTCGTTGTTAAAATGGATTCTAGTTGATTCAACTGACCAAACAACAGAAAATGGAATTCTATTTGCTGATGCTAGATACGGTACAACAGGTGGTACGGCAACAGTTGCACCAACAGGCACTATTGCAGAATTATTAGCAAGTGACTTCCTAGACACTGATGCTCCAGATCCAGCACTATATCCAAAAGGTATGTTGCTATGGAACACAAGACGATCAGGTTTCAATGTTAAGAAATTTACAAGAAATTATGTCGATGTCACAGCAAACAACACAAGAGGCACAGACAGCGGCAGTCCAATGTCGGCTTACTATCCACACAGATGGACAACTGAATCGGCTAACCAAGTAGATGGTTCGGGATCATTTGGTAGAATAGCACAGAAAAAAGTTGTTGTACAATCATTACAAGCGATGTTAAATTCTAATCAAGAAATCAGAGATGACGAGTCTAGATTGTTTAACATTATGGCAACACCAGGTTATCCAGAATTGATTGGCGAAATGATTTCGTTAAACAATGACAGAGGCTTGTCAGCATTTATAGTCGGTGACTCACCAATGAGATTAACACCAGATGCAACAAGTTTACAAAATTGGGCATCAAATGTTAACCTAGCAGTGGAAGACAACGATAACGGACTTGTAAGCACAGACGAATATCTTGGAGTATTTTATCCATCAGGATTCACAAGTGATAACTTTGGAAACAATGTAGTTGTTCCATCAAGTCACATGATGATGAGAACTATTGCTTTAAGTGATCAAGTTTCTTTTCCATGGTTTGCTCCAGCAGGTACAAGACGTGGTGGAATCACAAATGCAAGTTCAACAGGTTACATTAACAACGAAGGCGAATTTGTTTCAACAGCATTAAATGAAGGACAAAGAGATACACTGTATTCAAACAATGTTAACCCAATCACTTTCATAACAGGTGCTGGTTTAGTCAACTACGGACAAAAAACAAGATTTGCTGGAAGTTCTGCATTAGACAGAATTAACGTTGCTAGATTAGTAATTTACATGAGAAGTCAGTTAAACAAATTAGCGAGACCTTATGTTTTTGAGCCAAATGATAAAATCACAAGAGATGAAATCAAAGCTCAAGCAGAAAGTTTATTACTTGAACTAGTTGGTAACAGAGCGATTTATGACTTCTTGGTTGTGTGTGACGAATCAAACAACACACCTACTAGGATAGACAGAAACGAGTTGTACTTAGATATTGCTATTGAACCAGTCAAAGCAGTAGAGTTCATCTACGTACCATTAAGATTGAAAAATACTGGCGAAATAGCAGGATTATAATAGATAAATATTATAGGAGAAACAAATGAGTATATCTACACTATCAAAAATTACAGTACCTTTAGACAGTAACCAATCTGCTTCTAACCAAGGTCTGTTAATGCCAAAGTTACAGTATCGTTTTAGAGTATCACTAGAAAACTTTGGTGTATCTACACCAACTACTGAACTAACAAAGCAAGTTGTAGATATTACAAGACCTAATTTAAGTTTCGAAACAACTACTGTTGACGTGTATAACTCTAAAGTTTATCTAGCAGGTAAACACACATGGGAAACTGTTACACTTACATTAAGAGAAGATGTTAGCAACAACGTACAAAAACTTGTTGGCGAGCAACTACAGAAACAATTTGACTTCTTTGAAATGAGTGCGGCGGCATCAGGTGCTGATTACAAATTTGTTACTAGAATTGAAATATTAGATGGTGGTAACGGAGCAAACACTCCAAACACATTAGAAACATTTGAATTATACGGTTGCTATATTGAATCAGCAAACTATAATCAATTATCGTACAGTACAAGTGAACCAGTTACTGTAACGTTAGCATTAAGATACGACAATGCTATCCAAACTCCTCAAGGTTCGGGTGTAGGAACTGCTGTAGGCAGAACTATAAACACTTTGATTACGGGTGGCGGAGCGTAATTTTCGTAAGCATTTAAAAATTTAAAGTATTGAAAAGGGGACTTTTTAAGTCCCTTTTTTGGTTTTTAACACATCACTTTTTACAGCACATAAATACTGTACATGGCAAATTTACTCAAAGGTTTTTTAGATAATGTTTTTAAAGGAACACTCAATCCTAAAGGAAATCTAGCAGATTTCAGCCATGCTTCTAGACTGTATGTGGATGACAGTTTTAGATTAGCACCCAAACAAAAATTTTTATATCATGTGGTTTTTAATATCAACCCAAAAGCGGCAATCACAGATCCGCCATTAAGTAATCATCAACGAGAATTGAACATGCTAGTGAAGGCAGTGGACTTACCACAATACTCTGTGGATATGATTACTGCACAACAATACAACATAAAAAGAAAAATACAAACGAAAATTTCATATGATCCAATTAACATCACTTTTCATGACGACAACTATGGAGTAACAACTGCATTGTGGGAAACATATTATAGATACTATTTCAACGATGGAAATTATGCCAGTAAAGATACCCAAGGAAATCAATCCACTAGCACAGACAGAGCTTACAGTAAATCAAATGTATTAAAAGAGAAAAAAAATACCAAAAATAGATTTGGGTTAGACTCGGATGCTAATATTCCATTTTTTACAAGTATTCAAATTTATCAAATGGCAAGAAAAACTTACACTTGTTACACATTAGTAAATCCAATTATACAGAGATGGCAACACGATTCAATGAACAATCAAGAATCAGCACCAGTACAAAATCAGATGTCGGTTGAATATGAAGCAGTATTTTATTCTAGAGGTAAAGTACAAGCCAACGGTGCTCCTGCTGGCTTTGGAAAAGAACACTATGACAAAACTCCATCGCCTAACAGTTTATCAGGAGGAGGATCTACAAGTTTACTTGGAACTGGAGGTGTATTATCAGGATTGTTTGGAGCCAACGATGGCCCATACACATACATTGGTAGTCAACTAGGAGGAGGCAGACAAGGAATAACTCTTGGTTCAATAATTAGAACAGCCAATAGATTAAAAAATGCAAAAAAATTATCTAAAGAAGGATTACGTCAAGAAGGATTCAACATCTTAACAGGAGCAATAGGCAGAATAGGAAACACTGCTGACCAGGCTTATGGTGTGCCAAATACTTTTATAGGCAGAAGTGCTTCTAATATAGGTGCAGGCTTTAAGGCTATAACAAAAGCAGTAATAAGGAAATAAATGTCAAACATACCAAAACAAAACAATGATAGTGGTGCACCAGTAAAAGAATTTTTCAACCAATATTTCAATGACACTATTGCTTTCCCTAGCAACGATGTTGATGCTGTTGTGGGTTATTTTGAATCAAGAGGATTTGATAAAACTGCCAGCATATCTACAGCAACAGTGATTTTACAACAAGCAAAAATAGACGGTGTTAAAGTTTTTGAATTGATAGACACTTTGCAAGGCATGGATAAAGTACAGTTAAGTTACATTGTTACAGAAATTTTAAATCACAATAGATCAAATACATCATCACTTGGTTATAAAGTTAAAACTGAAAACAGTCTTTCAGAAAAACGTAACATAGTGGTATAGTCCAATGGCGAAATTCGCTCAAGGTAGATATCAAATAAAAAATGCAGACAAATATATTGGAGGACGAACTCCTCTATATAGAAGCAGTTGGGAATTTGCTTTTATGAAGTTTTGTGACGAAAGTCCCAGCATACAAAAATGGGCTAACGAATCCATAAGAATTCCTTACAAACATCCTCTGACTGGAAAGTTCACTATATATGTTCCAGATTTTTTCATTGCCTACACAGATAAAAATGGAAAACCTCATGCAGAAGTGATAGAAATTAAACCTGAGAATCAAACACTGATAGAAAAAGTTGGAAAGAGCAGATACAATCAAGCACAACTGATTATTAATAGAGCCAAATGGGCTAGTGCTCAGATGTGGTGCAAGAACAAAGGATTCCGTTTTAGAGTGATCAACGAAAAAGACATTTTTCATGGTGCCAAAAAAAGTTAACACTAAATAAAAGTACATATATTATGACCAAAAAATTAGAAGAACTGCTCAACCTTCCAGAATCACAAGAGATAGTGAAAGAAGAACAAGAAAAAGCACAGGCAGAAGATAAAAAAACAGAAAAGAAAAGCAAAAGCATTGAACAGCAACAATCCACAATGCGAGACATTGCCGAGTTTGACAAAATTGCGGCGGCACTACCAAAAGTTGATGGCTTAGGAGAATTAGGAGATTCGGAACTGGATGATGTTGGCACACGTGCTATCACTGCCTATGAAGATCTTATGGATTTGGGTATGAATGTGGAGAGTAGATATTCTGCTCGTATATTTGAAGTGGCAGGCAATATGTTAAAGACCACATTGGATGCCAAGGTAGCGAAAATAGATAAAAAATTAAAAATGGTTGATTTACAACTTAAAAAACAAAAACAGGACCAAAAACAGGGCGATTCCGACACAAATGTGGTACAAGGAGAAGGATATGTGATATCCGATCGCAATAGTTTATTGGAGAAACTTAAAAACATGGATAAATACAACGATGACAAGTAAATTACAACAGTACCTAGCAGAAAGCACAAAAACTTATCCTTTTAAAATAGGTGTAGCAGGCGATTTGCCAGAAGGTTTCGCTGACAGTTTAGAATCAGCATTAGAAAAATTTGTAGTTGTTAAAATGAGCAACGGCAAAAAAACTCCAATACAACAAAGACCATTGGATTTTCCTGCTCTTGAAAATGAAAGAACAACATACTTTGACACAGAATTACAATACCCAACAACACCACAAGTTTTACAACAGTTTATTAAAACTTACTGTAACATGCCAGAAAGTCATATCATAGTAAGAAATCCTAATGAGCCACAAGAAGCATATCAAGAAGAAAAATCAGATGCACCTTACGAAGCAAAATTAAACAGTGCATATGAAGATAGCAAAGACGAACAAAAAACAGTGGGCAATTCGAGAGTTATGGATTTATTAAAAGAATTAGAAAAAGCACGTAAAGAAAGAAATGCACCAGACGCCGCAGGCGAAATTAAAGCACCAAAAGATGGTGGAGCAACTGAAAATGCAGGCGACAGCAAAAACACAATGTCACCTATTTCAGGCAAGTCGAAAGGTAAATAGTAACATGGACATAAGAGATTTTTTAACAAAAATAGATGCTATTCAAAGCAAAGAGCAAATGAAAGAAGATGTGAAAAAAATACATCTTAACGAAGCATCACAAGTAATGTTGTATGGAGATACTCCAGAAGACATGAATGCTATTGCACAAATTTTTAAAAACGCAGGAGTAACTCCTCCAGCACCAGTTGAAGGTCCAACACCAGAACCAGAAGCAGAAGCAGAAGCAGAAGCAGAAGTAAAAGCAGTTGAAGAAGTTCCTGGAAAAGCATCAACAACACCTGAGCCAGAGTATAAAGATACTCAATACATGACAAAAGATTTATCAGGCGGTATAAACAAGATCAAAAAAACATATCCTAAAGTTGCAGACGGAGATAATCCAATGGCATTTGAAAAAACTGAAGAGGAAGTTCACTCTTCTATCAAAGAAACTTTGCTACAAGCCTACCAAGACTTTAAGAAAAACGCATAGTCAAAAAGCAATTCTCCATCAATTTTCAGCATAAGTATTGTATATGAGTAATAAAAGTTTAGATGGCGTCCTTACCAAAAAAGCACACCAACGAGAAAAATTTACAGAAGAACAAATAGCAGACTTAGTGCATTGTTCAGATCCTGTAACAGGATACGATTATTTTGCAAAAAAATTCTTTTTTATACAACACCCTGTAAGAGGAAAATGTGTATTCGAACCCTTTGAATACCAAACAAAGTTGTTATCAAGTTATCATAATTTTAGATTTAATATCAACATGCTACCAAGACAGAGTGGTAAAACTACAACTGCCGCTTGTTATCTTTTATGGTATACAATGTTTCATCCAGATCAAACAATACTAATTGCCGCACACAAATACACAGGTGCTCAAGAGATTATGCAACGTATCCGTTATGGATACGAACTGTGTCCTGATTATATCAGAGCTGGTGTAACAAACTACAACAAAGGATCTATGGAATTTGAAAATGGATCAAGAATTGTTTCAGCAACCACAACAGGAAACACTGGTAGAGGTATGTCAATATCTTTGCTGTACTGTGATGAGTTTGCATTTGTTAACCCAGGAATAGCACAAGAGTTTTGGACTTCTATTTCTCCAACACTGGCAACTGGAGGACGTGCAATTATTACAAGCACACCCAATTCAGATGAAGATGTGTTTGCAACAATATGGCGTGAAAGTCAAAACAAATTTGATGAACATGGTAATGAACAAACATTAGGAATAAATGGATTTCATGGATACACCGCATCGTGGGACGAACATCCAGACAGAGATGAAGAATGGAAAAAACAAGAGTTAGGACGTATTGGTGAAGAAAGATTCAGACGTGAATATGGTTGTGAGTTTTTAGTTTATGATGAAACTCTAGTAAACAGTCTAGTTTTAACAACGTTAGAAGGGAAAGAACCCACACTCAATATGGGACAAACACGTTGGTATAAAAAATTAGATGCTAACGCAACTTATGTGGTGGCACTGGATCCAGCAATGGGAACAGGTGGCGACAATGCCGCAATTGAAGTTTTTGAATTACCGTCATACACACAGGTAGCAGAATGGAAACACAACACAACTCCTATTCCGCAACAAATAAGAATCATGCGTGATATTTGCAATCACATAAAAGACGAAACGAATTCTGCAGGATCAAACATCTATTGGAGTGTGGAAAACAACTCAATAGGAGAATCAGCACTGCTGGTGATAAACGATTTTGGTGAAGATTCTATCCCTGGATTGTTTGTTTCAGAGCCTATTAGAAAAGGTCACATAAGAAAGTTTAGAAAAGGTTTTAACACAACACATAAATCAAAAATCACTGCTTGTTCTAGATTAAAAAATATGATTGAAAAAGAAAAACTTAAAATAAACAGTAAACCGTTAATAAGTGAATTAAAAAGTTTCATTGCTTCGGGCTCGTCATTCAAAGCAAAATCAGGACAAACAGATGATCTAGTCAGTGCTACTTTGTTGATTATGCGTATAATCAGTGTGTTAAAAGATTGGGATCCAAAAATCTATGCATCATTCAGTCAAGCAGACGAAGATACAGCAGACAGAGTCATGCCAATGCCTATATTTGTAAGCCACTAACAGATAAATATACTGTATGAACTTAAATGTTATAGCAAAAGACCTTTTTAACAAGATCAGAGGACAATTCTCACAGGTTACATTGGGCAATTCAGGTGGACAAGCAACCACTGAGCCCACTGAAGCAAGGTTCTTTGACTTCGATTTCAAAGAGAGCGGAAACACCCTAGGAAAGGTAAGTATTAGTATTAGTGAGGAAGATGGGCTGGTTGTAATGCACAGCAAAGACTTTGTTGAACAGTCAGATGAGCCATTAAAACACGGTTGGTATAACTTTTTAAAAGAATTAAGAAGTTTTGCCAAAGCAAGAGTGCTTGGTTTTGATACAAGAGATATCACAAAAAGCAATCTTGAAAAAAGAGACTATGATTTTTTAGGACAAGGGAAAGAGGTAGAAACAGTGAGCGAATCAAATTTATACGGTACAACAAAAACAAGTTTTCAAACAGTTGGCGAAGCAAGACTAGTAATCAAACATTCAGCACCTGTAAATCCAGCAGTAGCAGGTGGACGTACTCACAGAATAGAATCTCTTTTTATAGAAAGCAGTGCAGGCGAAAGATTCAAATATCCAATCAAACATTTGAACGGTGCTAGAGCAATGGCTCGTCACGTATCAGAAGGTGGAAATCCATTTGATGACTTTGGTAAACACATTTCAGAAATGAGTGCAGAGTTAAATCAATTAAGAAAATTCAAAACATACATGAACAGATCAAATGTTATGGCAGAAGGCTTAAAACAATATCAATCTATTGTGGATGAAAGAATTGAAGAAATTAAATCAAGTTGTTTAAAATTACAAAAACAAAACAACTATAAAGAAACTTTTGAAAGTTATAGCAAATCAGAATTAGCAGAAGTTCCAGAAGATGTTAAAAAATCTTGGATCGATGAATTAACAATTAAATCTTTCAACGAAGAATTACAAGATGTATTTCCTTACATCTACAAACTGATTTCAGAAAGAACAGCAATAGAAGAATTAGGACCAACATCTTTTGAAGCACATGGATACCAAGGTGGCATTGAACCAAGAACTTTAAAGTATGATCTAGTTGGTGACTTTGATCCTGAAAATCCAATCAGTGACATGGAAATAGACAATGTTCAAAATTTATTATCCAAAGCAGGTATTTCAGCAGATGTACAATCTGATCCAGCAAACTTTCAAAGTGTAGTTGTACACACAGATTCCTCTCCAGAAGAAGTTGAAAAAGTATTGGGCGGTATGATTGAAACTGTGGATAACTTCCACGAGTTTGAATCAGCAATGGACGATATTGTAAGAGAAGACAACGGATTGTTTTCACAAGATGCAGATGAACAAGCAGAAGCAGTAGAAAAATTAAACACACTGATGGCAAAACATTTTCCAGCAGGAGTGAACGGTACAAATGGAATTGAAAGTTTGCAAGGCATTATAGATGATGAAGAATTAAATTCTGAAATTGAAAAAGCGGCAAATGAAGATTCAGATGCTTGTATGCGTCCAATAATCATGGATTACATTTCACAAAAAGACCCTACATTAGTTTCGAAAATTGAAACAGGCGATATGAAACAAGAAGTAGAAGCAATTACATTTGAAGATATTAAACCTTATGTGTCTATGTACAAGGGCAAAGATGGAAAGATTGTGCATGATATATTAGACAAAGACGGCAAAAGTGTAACAACGTTTAACAATGCCAAAGATGCAATAGATTTTTTAAGCAAAAATTTTGACAAATTAAAAAAAGGTGATGCAGAAATCCAAAAGAGAAAACAAGAAATTGGAATGCAGAAGGAAGATGACGGCAAACCTATAATGCGTGATCCTTTAGATTCTGAACAAGCAAAAGATATGCAAAGAGACAGCGATTACTTGTATCTACGTGGCAAGGAGATAGACCAAGATAGCATAGTGTACAAGATGGAAGATTACAGCGATTTGATCTTTGAACTGCAATCAGCGAACTATGCCGATGGTACGGAACTGGACGAGAAGGAATTAGAAGAATTAGAAGGCACAGAAGAACTTATTGACTGGGTTCGTATTGACTACGTGTCAGAATCAGCAGAAATGGGTGGCGTGAATGAGAATCCGGAAACAGATTACGAAGGTTCAATGGACTATGAACTATCAGGTGATGACGGAGAAGTAGCTCACGGCACAATACACTACAAAGCAATCAACGGTGTGGTTGATCCAAAATCGCTGGAAGGTAGTTATGAATATGATGGTAATCATAAAGTTGACGATGAGTACGCAAATCAAATGATTCAACCAGGCGGTGAGGAACACGAAGAAGCACTGAAAGCCGCTCAAGAAGATTATGAGTATGAAGCAGGACGTATGAAATCAAAATTTGGCATGGAAAATCAAGACGATAAAGAGTTAAGCAACAAAGAAAACACTGTGGAAGACTTTGTGAAAAGTTTCTTCGACTACACATCAAACCAATTTCCTAAAGGTGAAACAGCAGTATTAACGTCAGTAGAAAAGAAATTCGGCGACAATGCTGTGGCAACTGCACAAGAAACAATCCAAAACTTAATGGCAAATAAAGATCCCGAAATTGCCAAAATCAAAAAACTAGCAGGCATTCAATAAAAAACTTTACCATTATCGGTTGACTAAATAGTAATATTAGTATATTATTTGACTTAATGTTATTTGTATATACTAATATTTTAAAGGCACATAACATAATAAAAAACAGGCATAATAAAGGAGGCTTAAGATTATGGCAACACTACAAGAGATAAGAGCAAAACTGAAAGAACAAGAAGTTAAATCAGGTAGCTCTAACACAAGAACAGGCGGAGACAACGCCATTTACCCATTTTGGAATCTAAAAGAAGGAGAGCAGGCAACTGTTCGTTTCTTGCCAGATGGCAATAAAGAAAACACTTTTTTCTGGAAAGAAAGGTTAATGATCAAATTACCTTTCGCAGGAATCAAAGGTGAAACAGATTCAAGACCAGTGCAAGTACAAGTTCCATGTATGGAAATGTACGGCGAGTCTTGTTCAATCTTATCCGAAGTAAGAGGATGGTTCAAAGATCCTAAATTAGAAGATTTAGGAAGAAAATATTGGAAGAAAAGAAGTTATATTTTCCAAGGTTTTGTAAAAGACGATCCAATCGGAGAAGAATCAACTCCAACGAATCCAATTAGAAGATTCATAATTGGTCCACAAATATTCCAAATAATTAAAGGAGCATTAATGGATCCAGATATGGAAGATCTTCCAACTGATTCAACAAGTGGTGTTGATTTTAGAATTATCAAAACATCCAAAGGTGGATATGCTGATTATTCAACATCATCATGGTCTAGAAAATCAAGACCTTTAGCAGAAGATGAAAACAAAGCGATTGAGAATAATACACTTTTCAATCTTAATGATTTCCTTCCAAAAAAACCTAGCGAAGTTGAAGTTAAGGTTATGAAGGAGATGTTTGAAGCATCTGTTGACGGTGAAGCATATGATCAAGATAAATTTGGTCAATACTTTAGACCCGCAGGCTTGTCATCAAGAACAGGTGATCCAATAACTCCGAAAGCAGAAACTCCAGCACCAGCGGCTGAAGTGAAAGCAGAACCGGTTGTTGAAACACCGCAAGAAGCACCAAAGCCAACTGCTGAATCAAGCGGAAAAGCAGAGGACATCTTAGCAATGATAAGAGCAAGACAACAAAAATAATAAAGTATATTGTTGGGGAGGCAACTCCCCACACAACTTGAAGGTAAAAAATTATGGTGAAAGCATTTGACGTTTCTAAGTTTCGTAAAAACTTAACTAAATCAATCACAGGCATGAGTAGTGGATTTAACGATCCTACTGATTGGATTAGTACAGGTAACTATGCCTTAAATTATCTTATTAGTGGTGACTTCAACAAAGGTGTTCCGCTAGGTAAGGTTACTGTGTTTGCAGGAGAATCTGGTGCAGGTAAAAGTTACATCTGTGCAGGTAACATTGTAAAAGCGGCACAAGACCAAGGCATCTTTGTGGTATTAATTGACTCAGAGAACGCACTTGACGAGAGTTGGCTTAAAGCTCTACAAGTTGACACAGCAGAAGATAAACTTCTTAAACTAAACATGTCAATGATTGATGATGTTGCTAAAACTATTAGCACGTTCATGATTGACTACAAAACAATGCCAGACGAAGAACGTCCTAAGATTTTGTTTGTGATTGACTCACTTGGTATGCTATTGACGCCTACTGATGTTGATCAGTTTAACAAGGGTGACATGAAAGGTGATATGGGTCGTAAACCTAAAGCACTTACATCGTTGGTTAGAAATACTGTTAACATGATTGGTAGTTGTAACGTAGGATTAGTTTGTACTAATCACACATATGCATCACAAGATATGTTTGATCCAGATGATAAGATATCAGGTGGACAAGGCTTTATCTATGCATCATCTATTGTAGTAGCAATGAAAAAATTGAAACTAAAAGAAGATGAAGACGGTAACAAGATATCAGAAGTACGTGGTATTAGAGCAGGTTGTAAAGTAATGAAAACACGTTACGCAAAACCGTTTGAGGCTGTACAAGTTAAGATTCCATATGAAACTGGAATGAATCCTTACTCAGGACTTGTTGATCTTTTTGAGAAAAAAGGCTTGCTTGTTAAAGACGGAAACAGACTAAAATATATTGATTCTAAAGGAGTAGAAAGCAAGGAATATCGTAAGGTATGGGAAAGTGGTGGAGAACCATTAGACAACATTATGAAAGAGTTTTCAGATGGTTCTAATTCTATAGAAGAAATTAAAGAAACAAACATTAGCACAGAAGAGGAATAAGACATGGAAGGAAGTCAGTTAGTTGAAATTTGGCAATTTTTTAAAGAATACCTCGACAGGAAACAACCTGTTAAGGTAATTGCTGAAAAATTTGTAGATTTAATGGCAGACTATGGCGTTGGTGATGAAGATTTCCAAGATGCCTTAGGTGCAGATGATGACCTTGATAAAGCAATTCAATACTATTTGGATGCTGAATCTGAGGACGAGGATTATTAATGGCTGGTTGGTATCAGAAAATAGCAAGAGATATTGGTGTTATTCCTGATGCCATCAGACACTATGAAGACGAACTGGAAGTAGCAAAGTCAGAAATTAGAATCAGAGGTAATCTTGAAAAAACATCAGCAGAAATGCCTGGTATTGTTGAACAAAGATTTAATCAATTACAAGAAATAGAAGCAGTCTTACAGTATATGAATATCGAACTACGTAGATTGCGTTCGTCACATTTTAAAAAATATCTAGAAAACTATCAGAGAGCATTGTCCAGCAGAGATGTTGAAAAATATGTAGACGGTGAATCAGATGTGGTTGATTATGAAAAAATAATTAACGAATTTGCACTGTTGAGAAACAAGTGGCTAGGTATTACCAAAGGACTCGATCAAAAACAATGGCAAATAACCAATATTGTTAAGTTAAGAGTGGCTGGCATGGAAGACGCTTCCATATAACACATTACCAAAACACATTCCAATAAATATTCAAAATGAACTTGGATATTCCATCATACATCATCACAATGCAAGGCAATCAAACAAGTGAATTGCTATCTCAACAATGTTTTGATTCTGCCAAAAAATTTAGTATAGAACCAAAAATTTTCCCTGCAATTCATGGCAAACAAATAGACATTGAATGGGGAAAACACAATTTGAAAGATTTTAAATTTAATCAAAGAATAAAAAAATTAAGTTTGGGCATGAAAGGGTGTACGTTATCACATTTTTTATTATGGAAAAAAAGTATAGAAATAAACAAACCTATACTGATACTCGAGCACGATGCATTAATAATCAGACCCATTCCTCACAGCATTGTTGCTAAATTTGACGAAGTGTGCAATCTTGATAGACTGAGTAGATTAACTACAGACTATGACAACAAAGTTCAAGAACATCGTGGAGAAGGTGTAACTGTGTTCATGAAATCAAGACCAATGGCATCAGGATTAGAACTGTATAATAAAACACACATCAAAGGTGCTCATGGTTATATTGTTAAACCACGAGGTGCTCAGAGATTAGTGGATTGGGTATGGGCCTCTGGTGCATTGGCGTCAGATGTTTCCATCAACAGCATAAGTTGTGTGTTAACTTATTCAGATACCAGTTATTGTCGAATAAATCCGCAGTTCTGGGACTCAAAACGAATGAAGGGCACCAATTCTTTTACCAGACCCACTAAACAAGATAAGAAATTAATGAGAGAGGCTAATAATGGAATTTGACAAACTACACATTGGCGGAGACTTACCTATTAAAAAATCTCATGTGATATTCTTCAGTTGTGATCCTGCATACTGGGCAGAACATGGACAATACTTGGCAAGAAGTACACTGTCTTTAAACAAAAAGAATCTTATCCATGTACATGTGCATATGATCTACGAACACAATCAAACACACAACTTAGAAAATTTAATCCAAGACGAAAATATAACATACACCTATGAAACTCACAGCGAAGGATTTTATGATCAGTTTCAATTAGCAAAGGATCACCCAAAGTTTAGTAGAGGACCAGAGATATGTAACACAAAATCAGACGATGAACTAAAAAGAAAAATATATCTATCCAGTGCTAGATTTTTTTATTTTGATAGATTTTTTGAAAAATTCCAACATGTTGTTCAACTGGATTCGGATGGTATTGCTAGAGAACGAATTCCTTTACACGAATTCAAACTGATTTCAACATGGCCCGCGGCAATGCGTAAACCCAAAGATCCGAATGTGTATATTGCTAGTTGCGTGACGCCCGGAATAGGCGAACCTGGCGATAAATTTAAAAAAGAATTATCACAAAACATGATTGAAGCATTTAAAAAACCAATTTATTGGTTTGTGGATCAACATGTATTGAAGGAATTGTTAGATGCAAGAGAGTTTGTGTCTATACCGTACAAATGGAACAGTTGGGGACTTAAATCTGGTGGAGAAATATTCAGCACAGCAAAAGGCAATAAGAAATATGGATTTAGATACAAAGCATTAAAATATGCATGGTTCGATGACAAAGACAAATTGAAATTTCATAAAAATATGTCGGACAAAATACAACTGGAAAAGATGCAACAAAAAATGGCAAAGAAAAATAGAAAAAATGACAAATCCTAAAGGATACATTATACATTTAAAAAATCATCAAAAATCTGTTGAATGGAGTAATCATGCACTTACAACAGGACAAAAATTTGGATGGAAACTAGAACTGTATGATGGTGTTGATGGCACAAAAGAAAAGTTAGAAGACTACAAAGTAAAAATTTACCCACACAACAAAAAATGTGTTAGACTGTTATCGAGACCCGGAACACAAGGATGTTTTCTCAGTCAATACAAATTATGGAAAAAATGTTTTAAAGAAAATAAGGAAATTTGTGTATTTGAACATGATGTTGTGTTTAAAAAACCTTTCAGCATTGAGCAAGAATTTTCAGACATTTTAAAGTTTGAAGGATTTCAACCTGCTAAACCGATGCCTGTAGGACAATGGTGGGAAGGTGCTAGAGCATACTGTTTGAAGCCTTCTGGTGCTAAAAAACTGTTAGATTTTGTTAAGCACAAAGGAGCCATGCCAGCAGATTGGTGTATCAACAATGGCATATTGGATGTTAAGTTTGATTTAAATAACAAAGTTACATTTGATTCAAAAAAATTTAGTTTCACAAAGGATTTAAAATGAAAAGGTTAGTATTTCAAGTAAGTGTAGGTAAACCTAGCAAGTTGTACACCACTTGTATCAACAGTGTGGCAGAATATTGTAAAAAATATTCAATAGATCACATAGTGTTAACGGAACCAAAACTAAAAATAAGACCAGATCCTTCAAGAACAGGTAGAAGTTTACAAGCAGTGGAAAAATTAGGTTACATGCCTATTTACGAGAAAGAAAATGCTTTTGAATACTTTGATAGATATGATCAAATTGCAATAGTAGACAGCGACATATACATAAAACCAACAGCACCTGATATATTTTTAGACTTAACACAAGAATATGACTTTGGTGGTGTTGCTGAAAGAGAATTACCGTTGACACCTAAATATAAAAACAAAATTACCAAATACTCACGCAGTGCTTTCACCAATCTAAAAGACGTTGATTGGCATTGGAATCACTTAGGTGCTGAATTTTACAACATGGGACTGATGGTGATGAACAAATCGTTTGCCAAATACCTTAAAGGTCAAACACCTAAAGAATTTATTACTAGACCAGAATTTAAAGATTTTGTTGATGGTGTTGGTTTTTACAAATGGAGCACAGACCAAATGTTATTAAACTGGTTTGTAAAAAAAGAAAAAATGAAATGTAAAAATATGGACTGGCGTTGGAACTCTTTGTACACAGCAGTAACCAAAGACAGACAACCAGAAAGTTTCTTCACTCACTTCTTTTTGAGAGATCACCTACCAGAACGTGGCGAAAACATAGAAGAGATATTAAAAAAAATATGAATATAATTTTACAACATTGGACAGGAGAACTAGGTCCTCTAGAATTGGCATCTAAAGCAAATATGGAGAATTATGCAAAATATTGCAAAGCGTCATATGAATTAGTTTTAGGTAATCAATTTAGACCAAAATTAAATCCTTGCTGTCAAAAATTAATAATGCTGGATGAAAAATTTGACATATATGATGATGTGCTAATGGTAGATCTCGATATGTTTGTAACAAAACACGTTAAAGAAAATATATTTGATATACCCGGAGTTGGATTAAATTCTGCAATTCAACAGACATTGTTTGCTTCTATGCTAAAACATAAAAAATATAAAACATTAATGGATAAGGATGGTCCTTTTTGGGGAGGAGCATTTTGGAAATTTACAAATCAGCAAAGAAAACAGTTAAGAAAATTTATTGTCGATAGTGAAATGAAAATCTTTAATGGAAATTTCAATGACGAAGGAATAATACATAGATTAGCAAGTCAAGCCAAAATGAAACAAGCAGATGTATCTGAAGAATGGTGCTGGGGAAATTGTTTTCCTGGTTATGAAAAAGCAAAAATGATACATATTAGACACAAGTTCAAATTAGAAGGACCAAAAGTTTCTAAAATAGAAGTTTTAAATCAATTAAAAAAAGAAGGAGTTGTTGAATGAAGATATTAGTAACCGGTGCTACCGGATATATTGGTGCCCACTATGTTAAAATTGCGGCAGAACATGGTCATGAAGTGGTCGCCACTGATTTTAATTTTAATCAAAATAACATAGAAAAATATTCATCACGAATTATTAATTGGGACTTTCGTAAACCATCTCCAATGAAGATGTCGTTTGACAAAGTAGTGCATATTGGGGCAATGGGTAAAGTTCCTTTATCAGTAAAAGATCCTTGGTTATATTATGAAACGAATGTAGTTGGTACAAAAAACGTGATCGACTTTGCTGAATGTGATCACTTTGTTTATTGTTCTACTGGTTCAGCATTTGATCCTGCCGCGTCACCATATGCGGCTACAAAGTACGGTGGTGAGTTACTCACAAAACAGTTCAAAGAGAATCACAGTCTTGTTCGGTTCTATAATGTGTGTGGTAATAACGGATTTGATAAATTTGATGACGAATATTCTCATCTGATAAGAAAGGCGGCGGCAGTGGCTAACGGTAAGTTTGATACATTAGAAATCTTTGGTACTGATTATGATACTCGCGATGGAACTTGTATTAGGAATTATACCCATGTTATAGATATTGTTGATTCTCTACAAAAGTTGGTAGAAAATAAACCAACTGGAGTTATTGATTGTCTTGGATCACCAGAAGGCGTATCTGTTAGGGAAGTTATCGATACAATGTGTAACGTATCAAAGAAAAACCTACATGTCATCGAAAGAGAAAGACGACTGGGCGATATTGCTGTATCAACTGTACCAGATAAATCAATTCACTTCGAGCAAACTAAATCAGTTGCTGATATGTGTATAGATGCTTTGGAGCGTGAAGTATGACGCTATGGGAAAGCATGTTAGTAGACATTCAATCTGAATTTCAAAATAAAGAAAAGTTCTTACAGCATAAAACTATTTCTAAAACGATAAGTCCAAATCAAAAAGGTAATACATTAAATCATTTAAATTACGTAAGGAAAAACGAGTATTTTTTAAATAAAGTTTTGCCTAAAGTCCTTGATTCAAAAGTTGGTGACCCAAAACTATTCGAAGGATTCAGTCAAGGAACTGCTCAACATTGTCATTACTTAATGGTCATGCTAGAACATCTTGGTTTAGAGATTACAGACTTTGATCATATATCCGATATCGGTAGCGGGTATGGTAATTTCTATAGAATGGCAAGGTTGTTGGGATATAAAGGAAATTTTGATATTGCCGATTTCCCAATCATGCATGAAATACAAGAATACTATATTAACCAACATAATCTTGATCTTCCAAATTTCATCGGAATAAAAGATTTAAATCCAATTAGTAAAAGTATTCTTTTTGGGTTTCATAGTATTAATGAAATGCCTCTTTCTGATAGAAGCATACTTGAGAAAAAGTATTATCTTTATGACCATGTAATGATACTTTACAACAATAAGTTTGACGGCATTGATAATATGGAATATTTTAGAGATTTAAAAGAACGCATGAGCAAAGATTTTACAGTAAACATAATTCAAGCACCACTGAAAACTAACGGCGCTTTTTTTATAGGATCAAAAAAAGAGGTATAAGTTTTGGAAACACGAAACCCAAACGATTTATTAACGTATAAACGATTTGATGTTGTTGTCAAATATATGTATGCGTCAAATTTATCAAGTGAATTTTATAAAAATGTTTACAAAGAACATCTTGGAATTTGGAATGGGTTTACTGAAGGAAATCCAAAAAAGAGTGGGTTTGAAGATTTTGATAATGCATTTAAATCGATTATTAATAACACAGTCGATGAACCAGTTCCGGTGAATCCTGACGGTCATATTGCCAATGGTGCTCATAGATTAGCCGCCGCATTATATCATCAAAGACCTATTAATACTAGAAATACAAATTCAAATGAAAATTATTCTATTGAGGCTGATTATAAAGTTTTTCATAAAAAAGGATTACAAAGGCATATGTTACAAAGAACTGCATTAGAGTATGCAAAACTTAAATCTAATACTCATGTCATATGTTTGTTTCCTATCGCTCATAAACGCATCGACGAAGTGATCAGTATAGTTGAGAAACATTCTAATATATTTTATAAATCATCTGAAGTATTAAATGGCACAGGACAACTTGGTTTAATAAAAGAAATATATCTTTCTGATGGTTGGGCTAACGAAAAAGGAATAAGAAAAAAATGTAATGAGTGTTTTAGAGGAAATAGCAACGTAACCTTTCTGTTAGTAGATGCACAAAATCTTGAAACTGTGAAAGAAATGAAAAATGAGATTAGATCATTATTTAAAGTTGGTAACCATTCTGTTCACGTTAATGACACTCATGAAGACACGATTCGAATAGCAAAAACAGTATTCAATGACAATAGCATACATTTTCTTAATAACAGAAAAAACGTTTCGTTTCCAAATTACAAAAAACTAATGGCTGTCATGAAACCAAATGACAATGAAATCATTACAGGTTCGACCGTACTATCGTTGTATGGTCTTAGAGACTGTAAAGATATAGACAAAATTTATTACAATAATCCACCGGCTGACTCTCATAATCCATATGTAGGAACACTCTATAAATTAACTCTAGATGATATTTTAAATAATCCAATGTATCATTTATATTACAATGGATTTAAATATGTGTCTCTAGATGTAATAAAGAATATGAAGGCTATACGAAATGAACCAAAAGATGTTATAGACGTGAAATTAGCAGAGGAAATAAAATGAAAAATTTAATTTATCAAGTATGGGCTGGTGAAATGAGACCTGGTTGTAGGTACAGTGAAAAACTTTTTAGAGAATATGCAGAAAAAATTGGGGCAGATTACAGATTAGATATAAGTCCTAATATTGCCAGTAAGCATGTTCGTAAAGACGGTATGTATTTTGAATGGTTAAATCCTATGTTAGACGATTCATTCCTGGAATACGATAAAGTCTGTGTAATTGATCTAGACGTGTTTCCAGTTGAGAACTTGACTACAAATATTTTTGACGAACCAATCAAAGACTTTGGCATCTGTACTGAACCTTTTCAAGGTAAGTATCGAGAATCTACAACTATAGGTAAAAACATAAACAAGAAAAGTGATGAACGGTGGGCTCAAGCGATCAAATCAAAATACGGTGCAACTATGCCTCGAGATGCTGACGGTTATCTAAAAGTATATAATGCTGGTATGGTGATGTTTACAAAGAAAGGTATGCAACTTGCTCGAGAAAAATTTGTACCTTTTCAAGAATATATGAATCATATTAGAGCCTGCGGCTTGGGAAGGTTCTACAGTGTGGATCAGAATTATTTTCATGCCATGATGGTAACGCATAGTGAATATACTGAAATGGATAATGGCTGGAATAATTATGTTCACGGTGTCCGTGGTCCTTTAGCATTACAAGATCCAGTGAATGATAGTAGGAACGCATTAACTAAATTTGTTCACATTCAATTAAGTAGTGCAGATTATTTTAGTGATGAACAATTATATCATATCACTAATTCAGCAAGATCAGAATGGAAAGTGGAAGGTATATTATGATAGTAGCAAATCTTAAAGAAGCAAAAAACATTAATGAGTATCAAACCTCGTTAAAACAACAGTTGCAGAAAGCACATGGAGAACAATACACAGATTATCTAGACGAAATTTCTAGATTAACAAAAAACTCTCAATCTTATAGAGAAATAGGAACGTTTCAAGGTGCTTCTACATCTACAGCAATGATGAATATGATCCCATACATCGAAACTATTGATCTTGACTTTGTTGATATTAATCCTCACAAACATATTTTTGAAACACACGCACAACAAAATCAAATAGAATTTAAAATGATTCAGACTGATTCGTTGAAATATAACATAGATAAAAAAACGGAAGTACTTTTAATAGACGGATATCATAACCCTAAACACGTGGCAAAAGAATTGGACAAATATGCTCCGTGGACAATACAAACTATTGTTCTACACGATACAACAGTATTTCCAAGATTATGGAAATCTGTACAAAATTTTTTATCGTCTCATCGAGATTGGAAACTTGTTTATAGACACACTGTAAACGCAGGCTACACTGTATTAGGAAAGAAATAAAATGAGTTTAAAAGAAATTTTTATAAAAAACAAATGTGATAAGGCTACTAAACATAGATATTATGAACTATATGAAAAAGATTTTAGTGAATTCAAAAATCAGGATATCAAAATATTAGAAATTGGAACGTTCAAAGGTGAAAGTACTCAATCCTGGATTGACTATTTTGATAAAGCACAAATCTATACAGCAGACACATTTGAAAGAGTTACGCCAGACAAAATTCCCGCTCTAAAAAACAACCGTGTACAATGGTTCAAAGTTGATAGTACTTCACCAAATTGTAAAGAAAATTTTAATAATTTAGGTATTCAGTTTGATTTTATCATTGACGATGGACTACACACTCCCGAAGGACAAAGACTAACTTTTGAAAATTTAATTGACTTTTTAAAACCTACAGGATCATATTATATAGAAGATGTTTGGATGTTAAACAAAGGAAATAATATGTCGCATTGGTGGGTTAAAAAACATTCAAAAGAGTTTACTATGGAAAAATTTAATAAATTAATCGATTCAATTAGTAAATTTAAAGTAACAGAACACGATTTCAGTAGTTCTAAAATTCCTGACAGTTACATATTAAAGATTAAAAAATGAAAGCATTTATTATAACTCTGATGAAAGATGTTTGGAGTTTGTCATATGCTGAACGTTGCTTACAAAGTATCCAAGACACAGAAAGTGATATCGAAGCCACACTGTTCGATGCCACAACTCCTGAAACAATTTTTCCTGTTGCATGGACTTGGCCCACAGGCAAGAAGATCACTTGTTCAAAAACAAATTTATTGTTAACACCTTACAAAACATATGACAATAATAAACGTATAGCCGCGGCACAAAGTCATTACAAACTCTGGAAACATTGTGTTGGTATTAATGAACCTATTATGATATTAGAACATGATGCAATATTCACACACAAATTTGAAGCACCTAGTACAACTTTAAATGTAGGAGCATACAGCATAAATGATCCTAAGGGTGCAACATTCAAATCAAAAGACTATTCCAATAAGGTAAAAGAAGGATTTAACACAGTGCCTTGGGTAGCACCAGAAAATATTCCTCAAGGACTGCCAGGACACTCGGCTTATGTGATCACACCCTGGGCGGCTCGAGACATAATTGAAAAACAAGACAGCATAGGGTGGTGGCCCAACGATGCCATAATGTGTAAACAATTATGTGAATGGTTGTATGTGTACAAACCTTTTTTTACCAAAACACAAGGCACCAAATCTACTACTTCACTGTAAATTTGCCAATAAATATTTCAATATGAAAGTTTATGTAGGGTATGACACTAGAGAAGATATTGCATATCAAGTTTGCGAGCATTCAATTAACTCACATTCACCAGACACAGAAATTGTGCCATTGAATCAACAAACACTACGACAAGACAAGTGGTACTGGAGAGAACTGGACCATTTGGCTTCAACAGAGTTTACATTCACAAGATTTTTAATACCAGCATTAGAAAATTATAAAGGTTGGGCATTGTTTTGCGATTCGGATATAATCTTTTTAAAAGATATCAAAGAACTTTTCAGTCAAGCAGATGACAAATATGCTGTGATGTGTGTTAAACACGACTACACTCCTAAACCAGGAATTAAGATGGATGGGCAAAAACAAACTGTGTATCCAAGAAAAAATTGGAGTTCTGTTGTGCTGTACAACTGTGGACACAAATCAAACGAAAAATTAACAGTGGATTTAGTAAACAATCCTAATTATGATGGAGCATATTTTCATAGATTTTCATGGTTGAAAGACGAAGAAATAGGCTCGCTGGATCACAGTTGGAATTGGCTTGTGGGTTGGTACAAAACTCCACAAGATGGTGAGCCCAATGCCTTGCACTACACGGAAGGCGGACCTTGGTTCAAAAATTATCGTAATTGCGAATACGGTGATGTTTGGAAAAAATACCTTAACACAATGATGAACAGTGAATGATATGCACTATTACTTTGATGGACAGGATGAAATACTACAACATTGGAACAGAGGATTAGGTGCTCATTACCTTCCATGGGAAAATATTAAAAGTACACCAATAGAAAACACAGTTAGTTTTAGAAGTCTTGCCAAAAGAAAAATAATCAAAGAGTGTATAAAAACAGGTAGACCATTTTATTACATCGACACAGGATATGTGGGTAATCTTATAAAAAAGAAACTGTATCATAGAATTGTAAAAAATGATGTGCAACACAGTTTGGTGTTTGATGTGCCTGACGATCGTTGGAGAAAGATACAATCAAGAAGTCCTGAATTAGAATTTGTTGAATGGCGTAAAAATCACAAAGGTAAAATTTTGTTAGTTGTGCCAAGCGAAAAACCTTGTAAATATTACAACATCAGCAGAGACCAGTGGGTCGATGAGACCATAAACACATTAAAAAAATATACTGATAGAGAAATTATTATAAGAGATAAAGGCAAAAGGTATCAGAGAGTTAGTGGAGGCAGTGTGCCAAAATTCTTAATCAAAGAAAAAATTTATGCCACAGTAACATATCAATCCATAGCGGCTATTGAAAGTGTGTGTGCAGGTGTGCCAGCATTCACTATGGAAAAAACTGCGGCAGACAGTGTAATATCACAGGATTTAAGTAAGATAGAATCACCATTTTATCCAAACAGAGACCAAGTACACAAATGGCAACATTGGTTGGCATACTGTCAATATCATATCAGTGAACTTGGTAGTGGTCAAGCAGTGCGGATAATGAAGGAACACGGACTATTATGATAAGTGTTGTAGGTTATATGAAAGTTATTCCGCCTGGAAATAAAAAACCACAAAAGCCTTTGATAATAAAAAACTTTATTGAAGGTGTGAATAGATGCGGAGATAAAGGGATAATAAGTAATTCTTGGACAGTGATTCCAGCAGATGTTTCTGTGTTGCAAGGATTTGTACATCAGCAACCTCAAAAACACAGACATCTCATGTTGAGAAAAACTGTGTTTGAACAACAGCAAAAAAGAAACAAACGCACCATGATTGTGGATTCAAGTTTATTTTTGTATGCTGATCCTACTCAATCAAAAAATTATTTACGTTATGGTTATGATGGAATCTTTCCTAACACAGCAGAATATTGTTATGATAATCCAGATCCATTGCGTTGGGAAGTAATTAAAAAAGATCTAGGTATAGATTTAAAACCTTGGAGATTGGGCGGAGGCAAATATATTTTAATCTGTTGTCAAAGAGATGGCGGATGGAGCATGGGAGGATTAAAAGTGAATGTTTGGTTGCAACACGCAATTCAACAAATAAGAAGTTTTACAAAAAAAGAAATTAGAATAAGATTTCATCCAGGAGATAAATCATCTAAACAATGGGTTTCTCTTGTAAGACAATGGATAAACAGTGGACAATCAACTTATCAAAACATTGTGATCAGCGGTGCTAAGAATTTAATAGACGAATTTGCTCATGCTCATGCTGTTGTTGGTCATAATTCAAGTCCAACTGTGGCATCAGTGATAGAAGGTATACCCACATTGGTAACAGATCCAGATGGTGCTCAAATCAAAGGTGTTAATTTAGAAAAATGGCAAGATATAGAATCTCCTAAAGAGTTTGATAGAGAACTATGGATCAGACGCATAGCACAGATCCATTGGACCTTGGACGAAGTAAAACAAGGTTTAGCATGGAAACATTTAAGGAATTATGTAAAATGATTACTGCATTAACAACATTTCATAAAGCAGGATTAGACTTGTACGGACAAAGATTCATAGACAGTTTTGCAAAAAATGTTGATAAGAAAATCAAATTGTTAGTGTATGCAGAAAATTGTACACCTGTAAATCCAGACACAAATCAAATAACAATTATAGATTCAAAAGAATTAGTTAAGTTAAATCAATTTAAATCACGTTGGGGCAATGTGCCTAAAGCAAATGGTGAATGTCCGTTTCCGGAAAAACGTCCAAGAGATCATCATAAAAAATTTAAGTGGGACGCAGTACGTTTTGCTAACAAAGTGTATGCAGTGTTTGACGCTGTTGAAAGAAATAACGACAAGTGGACAGTGTGGATTGATGGAGACACATATGTGCATTCCCCTATCAATTACGAACAATTTCAACAACTACTTCCAAGCGATAAGTGGATAACATTTGTTGGAAGAGGTAAAGGATCACAAACTTGGCCCGAGTGTGGATTTTATGGTTTGAATACTGAACACGATACTTGTAAAAAATTTTTAAATGAATTTGAACGTATGTACCAAGATGCAGACAACGGAATATTCAAACTAGATGAATGGCATGACAGTTATGTGTTTGGTAAGATACTAAATCAGTTAATGCCTATAGATAAAAACTTTCATGATTATTCTCAAGACATATATAATAAAACTGCCAAAACAGGTGGCGGTGGACACCCTTTAATTAATTCTGTATTAGGAAACTATTTTGATCACATGAAGGGCGATAGAAAAAACAAAGGCAAAAGTCAAAAGAAAGATCTGTTGTCTACTCGTGCAGAATCATATTGGAATGAAGTTTAGTTTATTCACAGACAACGGTCCATTAAACAGTCCATTAGTTTGGGAGGCTGTGAAGTCTGGGTTACAACGATTAGGGCACTCTGTAGACGAAAATAATTTAGACACAGATGTTCCTGTGATTTGGTCATTGCTATGGCATGGTAGAATGATGAAAAATAAACCTATTTGGGATAAATTCAGATCTCAAAACAAAAATGTTCTAGTGATAGAAGTGGGTGGAATAAAAAGAAACACAACTTGGAAAGTTGGAATAAACGGAATCAATAGATCAGCAGATTTTGGACCAGCCAACAACGACAGTCAAAGAGCACAACAATTAGGTATCGAATTAAGACCATGGAGTACAGACGGAGAACACATACTGATTTGTTTACAACACATCAAAAGTGAACAGTGGAAAGATATGCCTGCATTGGATCAATATGTAATCGATACCGTAAAAA